CGGTACCGTACCGACGCGCTGGGCGATGAAGATCACAAAACGCCTGTCAAAGCATGTACCGGGTGAAGTCGGCGCACAGTGCTTCTGGTTGAAGAACCGGAAGGGCTGGCGCGACAGCATCGACATGAAGCACTCCGGCGCGATCGCCACCCGGCAGGATTTCTCCGCTCTCAGCGACGACGAGCTGCGCCAGGTCGTCGCCCTGGCCGACAAGCTGGAGGTCCCGGTTGCCGGCCGCAATTGAGAAGCGCTCCCCCTCCCAGGCTCCCTGGCGCGTCAACGGCGCCGATGCCCGATACGCCCTCGCATGTCGGTCTCACCTGGACTTCATGCGGATGACCTGGCAGCGGCCGGATCCGCTGCAGGTCGGCCTGCATACCCGGGAGATCTGCTCCCGCATCGACGCGGCCATCACCCGCTACCGACGCGGCGCATCGAGCTTCCTGATCATCGCGGTCCCCTTCCGGCACGGGAAGTCCGATCTCCTCAGCCGCTACCTCCCGCCGAAGTTCCTCGGTGAGTTTCCCGATGCCGAGGTCCTCCTCGCGACGTACGAGGCGAGCCTCTCCGAGGAGCTTTCCCGGTTCGCCCGCCGGATCGTGCAGTCGCCGGAGTATGCCAGGATCTTCCCCACGATCCGCCTGGCGCAGGACAGCTCGGCGGTCTCGCGCTGGGGTATCCACTGGCACACCGGCGGCATGGTCGCGGTGGGCCTCGGCGGCGCGATGACGGGCCGCGGCTACTCGCTCGGCCTGGTCGACGACTTCCTGCGCAACCGGCAGGACGCGGAGTCAAAACTCGTCCGGGATCGGATCTGGGACAGCTTCACCAATGACTTCCTGACCCGTCGCGCGCCGGCGTCGATCACCATCATCCTGGCTACCCCCTGGCACACCGACGACCTCATCGGGAGGGCGAAGAAGGCGATGGAAGCTGACGCGGCGTTCCCACGGTTCGAGGTCGTCCGTTTCCCGGCGTTCGACGACTCCTATCCTACCGGCACGCTCTTCCCGGAGCGGTTCTCCCGCGAGTGGTACGACGCCCAGCGGGCGGCCCTCGGGACCTACGGGACGGCCTCGCTGCTGCAGTGCGATCCGCAGCCGCGGAGCGGGAACGTCCTGAAGACGGACCGGGTGCAGATCCACGACACTGTCCCGGATGGCCTCCGGTGGGTGCGGGCATGGGACCTCGCCTCGACGGCGAAGGACGTGCTGAAGTCGGATCCCGACTACACTGCCGGCTGCCTGCTCGCCATCGAGCATCGCGGGGAAGTCCCGCACGTCTGGATCCGTGACATGGTCCGTGGTCGATGGGAGGCCCCGGAGAGGGATCGACGCATCGTCCAGCAGGCGCAGATGGACGGCCCGGGCGTGCGGATCGGAACCGAGTCGGTCGCCGGCTACAAGGATACTTTTGCCCGACTCTGCGAGCTGCTCTCCGGCATCCGCATCGTCGAGTCGATCGTCCCGGCCGGCGACAAGCTCGTGCGCGTCTCCCCCCTCGAGCCGATCTACGAGGCGGGCAACGTCCATCTCGTCCGGGGGGACTGGAACCAGGCATTCCTCCAGGAGTGCGCGGAGTTCCCCTCCGGAGCTCACGACGACCAGGTCGATGCGATGTCGGGTGCGTGGTCGATGGCCGCCAGGCGCCGGCTGCCGCGCATCGGCTACGCGGGGGCTGCGTGATGGGGATCTTCGCAGGCCTCACGGATCGAGTGGCGGATCGGATCGCGCGCTGGGCGATGTCGAAGACCGCCAGTCGCGTCTACAAGCTCACGGACCCGGTACTCAAGAAGATCTTCGCGGTTTCGACTGACGGAGAATTGTCGGACCCGTACTCGCAACTCGCGGCCGTCTACGCCTGCGTGAACGCGAAGGCGCGGAACATCGCCGCGGTGCCGTTCGACCTGTTCCTGGAGGGCGGCGACGAGCCCGTAACATCTGGATCGGTGGTAGAGCTCTTCCGGCAACCGAACCCCTGGATGTCCAACTCGCAGCTCTGGGAAGCCCTGGTCATCTCGCTGGAGATCTGCGGGGAGTGGTTCCTCGCGATGGACAAGGAAATCGACCGGAATGGAGTGCCGGCATACCTCTGGTGTTGGAACCCCGAGGAGATGCAGCCCGCGAAAGCGTCGAAAGGCGTGCCGGTGGGCTGGTGGCACACGGTGACCGGCAAGCGCGAGTTCGTTGAGCGTGAGAGCGTGCTCTTCGACAAATACTGGAACCCGCGGGACCAGATCCGCGGGCTCTCGCCCATCCGGGCCGCGCGGTTGACTGCCGAGACCGGGTACGATGCCATGCGGTACAATCGGCAGTTCTTCAAGAACGACGCGACCCCGCCGATCGTCTTCAAATGGACCGAGTTCCTGAGCGATGTCCAGTTCAAGGAGGAGCAGCAGCGGCTGGTCAATCTGCGGCAGGGAGTGGAGCGCGCTCACGCGCCGCTTCTTCTGGACGGCGGAGGGGCGATCGAGCAGCTCGGGTTGAACCAGAAGGACATGGAGTTCCTCGGGCAACTGAAAAACGTCCGCGACGAGATGTGCATGATCTTCCAGGTTCCGAAGTCCGTCATCTCGCTCTACGAGGACACCAACTACGCGACCGCACAGAGCGCGGACTTGTCCTTCTGGGTCAGGTCCCTTGTGCCGATCATGACCCGCATCGAGGACACCTTAAACGCCGGCCTCCTTAATCCACTGGGCTACCGTGGGAAGTTCAACCTGCGGAAAGTCGACGCGATCAACAACGCCTTCCTGACCAAGGTGGACGCGGCGGTCAAACTCTGGGGGCTCGGGTTCACGGCCAACGAGATCAACGAGCGCTTCGATCTTGGGTTCCGGGAGGAGCCGTGGCGGGACGAGCCGGGCGCGGCCGGGGTGCCTCCTTCTCCGGTGCCGCCCGCGAAGTCCGCCTTTGCCGGGACGGCGTCGACCGCCCCGGCGGTTCCTTCCGTTCCTCGAGACGTGACGCCGCGGCCCGAGCTCCTCGAGGACGCGGTCGGGAAGGCCTCGCGGGAGCGGACCTGGCAGGCGTTGAACGCCAAGGTCATGCCGGTGACGGGCAAGTGCGCCAGGGACGTGAGGGACTACTACGCCGATGTCGAGGGGAGGCTCTTCCGGCGGATGCTCAAGGGCGCCGGGCGTCTCGCCGAGGGGCCGCGGGCCCTGCGGCCGGAGTTCCGCAAGCTGGACGTGATCGACGAGGGCGAGTTGGCCGCGATGTTCTCGGACGACAAGCTGCGGCGCGTCCTCGACAAGTGGGTCACGGTCGCGATGACGACGGGGGGATCGACGATCGTCGGCAGCGCGTTCGACGCGGCCAGCGAAGAGGCCCTGTCGGCCATCGCCCGGCACAGCTCGAAGGTCGTCGAGATCAACGAGACCGCCCGGCAGAAGCTGATCGAGATCATCCGCTCGACGATGAAGGACGTGATCGACCAGGGCCTGTCGGAGATCGATGCGGCGGACCTGCTGACAAAGAACGTCCATGCCGTGTTCAACCAGTTCGACCACCATGCGCGGACAGTCGCCAGGACGGAGGTGCACGGGGCCTACGCCGAGGGCCGCCAGGCGGCCATGGCGAGCACCGGGCCGATCGCCAAAAGATGGATCTCGGCGCGGGATGCCAGGGTGAGGGACAGCCACCGGGAACTGGATGGCCAGGTCGTGAAGTGGAACGAGGCGTTCTCCAACGGACTCCAGTATCCGATGGACCCCGCGGGGCCGCCCGAGGAGGTCATCAACTGCCGGTGCGTTCACGTGCCGGTCTACGAGGGGGAAGCGCGGTGAAAAAACTGACAGGTAAGCTGGTCCTCAAAGCATCCGAGAAAGGCCGCTACACGATCCAGGCGACGACGGACGACATCGACCGGCAGGGCGATCGGGTGATCCCGTCGGGGGTGACGAACCTGGAGCAGTTCGTGAAGTACGGATCGATCCTGTACGGACACGACTGGTCGGGACTGCCGATCGCCAAGCCGGTCAGCGGGAAGGCATCCGATCAGGTGCTCCTCCTGGAGATCGAGTTCGCGGACACGCCGATGGGGCAGGAGGTCAAGTACCTCTACGACGAGGGCTTTCTCTCCTCGTTCTCCATCGGGTTCCTGCCGGACGTGGAGAAGATCGACATCATCGACGGCGTGCGTACGTTCAAGGCGTGGGAGCTCCTGGAGGTTTCCGCGGTCCCGGTGCCTGCGAACGCCGGCGCGACGATTCTACGGGAGGCGGCGCTCCGTCGGGGCGTCCCCCTGGCGGCCATGGCGAAGATGCTCGACGGGCAGGAGGAGCCCGCCGGTGAGGTCCGCGAACCCGGCAACGGGACGGCGGACGGGACCGACGCGGCGAATCGGGGCACGTCGGGGATCGCGGAGATGGCCGGAAGATACCAGACAAGGAGCAAGCTGTGGACAAGCTGACACTGCTGCGCGCTCTCCTGGAGAAGGAGACCGACGCGGCCAAGCGGAAGGCGCTGGAGGATGAGATTCTCCAGGCCATCAGGGACGAGGCGAAGGCCGAGGCGAAGAAGGACGCTGAGGCCGCGGTCAAGAAGGAGCTGGACGCGACGAGCGCCGAGCTCGCCAAGATGCGGAGCCAGTTCGGCGGGATGGCGGCGGAGGTCGCCAGCGACGGAAGGACCGCGGGCAGCGGGATCGAGGTCGGGACGCCCGGGCTGTACAAGGGCTTCAAGCTCAAGGGCGAAATCACGAACCTGTCGCGCCAGCGGGCGGACGACCCGCACGCCCGGCAGCGGGCGATCTGGCTCGCGAACCCGGCCGAGGCCGAGCGTTTCGTCAAGGCGTTCATCGACATGTTCGACCGCTCGATCAAGAACCCGCGGGCGCTCGACGCGATCTTCAAGGCGGGCATGAACGAGGGGACCACGACGGCGGGCGGCTTCCTGGTGCCGGATGAGTTCTCCGACGAGTGGAGCTTCTACGTCCGGGACGAGTCGGTGGCGCTCCAGTTCGCGCGAATCGTCCCCATGACCTCCGACGTCGAGTACGTCAACAAGGAGAACGCCACCGTGAACAGCGCGGGCGGCGTGATCATCACGGCGGAAGCGACGGCGGCCACCGAGGTCAACCCGACGGTGGCGCAGACGACCCTGACGGCGAAGCGCCTCGACGGGTACGTCCGGGTGTCCAACGAGGCCCTCGCCGACGCGCGGGTCCGGGGAGGTCTGGTGAACCAGCTCCTCGATCAGTTCGCGGAGGCGACCGGGCAGGTCATCGACTCGGCGGTGTTCATCGGGG